TGTTTTCTCTGATATAGACAGACCTTCTTTTTTAGCTTTATTAATACTTTCTTGACTGTTTATTGTCTTTTTAGATGTATCAAAAGATTCAAATGTCTTGTCTTCTATTTTCTTAGATATATCGAATTCCTCAGAAAGACCCTCAATAATTAAGTTTATGAACTCAGATTTTTTCCTTACCGAATTAACGATTTTAGATATTTGAGATCCAATCTTTTCAATTATACTAGACTCTTTTTCTGTTGATTTAGTATCAAATGCGGTCTTAGTAGAAGCCATTTTTTTCACCGGTGCAGGTGGCGGCACAAGTGCCGTTGGTTTCTTAATTGGCTGCTGTGGAACAGCAACTTTCTTAATTGGAGGTGGTAGAGACGGTAATGTTTTCGCAACGCTCTTAGACTCTTTAACAGTCGTAGTTTTCGATGTCTTCTCTGATTTAGAAGACAGTAATTCTTTTTTCTTTGTGTCTAATTCTATTCGTTTTATCACCGGCTCTTCTTTCTTAAATAGTTGCTCTTTCTTTTTAGTATCAGCTTCTATTCTTTTAAACACGTTTTCTTCTTTCTTAAAGAATTCAATTTTCTTTTTTAAATGATCTTCTGATCTTTTTAAGATTGAATCTTGAGTGTTTAATACTAGAGTCTCCTCTTTTATTACGGACTGTTTTTCTTGAGTTTGTTTTGTAGATTTTTCTTCTGTTTCTTTTTTTACAGGAGGTAACGCTACAGCTTTTTTTATAGACTGAGGTGGTGGAGGAATGGTTGGAGCCACTTTTTTAACAACAGGAGGTAACGCTGATTCTGATTTTGGTGCTAAAGTTTTTGAAACAGGACTGGTCGCTGGTTTTTTAGAAGACAGCGGCGACATCTTTTGTACTTGAGGAGCGGAAGCTTTTATTTTAGCGCTCTCAGTTAATATCTGTTTTACCAGATTCAGCTCTTTTGTTCTAGAATTAACTATCTTTGTTAATTGATTTGAACTAGCCTGAAGTGATTGCGTAATCTTGTCAGAAACGTTTTTAATGTCTCTATAGAGTTTTAATTCCTGCTTTAGAGACTCAGTATTTTTTTCTGATTTTTTTGGTTGAGGATTTTCTTGTTCAGGCTGAGTTTCTACTGCTTTTTCCTCTTTGGCTTTTACCGGTTTTTCTTCTGACTTTCCGGATTTTATAGCATTTAATCTTTTTTGATACCTCTCTCTGGCATTGGTTATTAGCTCTTGTACATTGAGCGATTCTTCTTCTTTTTTTGAGAGCTTTTCACTTATGCTTAACTCCTCTTTTTTCGCTTTGGTGTTTTTCTCAGCTTTATCTGACTTACTGGAATCGGAAGAATTCTTTACTTTTTTATTTATTGTCTCCTCTACTTCCGATATCTTTTTTGTAGTTTTTACATCGTCTTCTAACTTTTTAGATCTTTTCGATGTTGAGTCTAATAAGTTTTTGTTGGTTGTAGCAGTAGCTGAAGAAGTTTCTTTAATTAATTTGCCCTCTTCTGATTGTTTAGTGGTAGAAACTAGTATGTCAGATATGCTATCTTTCTTCTTTTCAGTTAATTTAATAACAGACTCTTCGTCTATTTTTACTTTATCCTGAAGAGCTTTGGTGAGATTTTGCGCAGAATTTAATTTCTCAGTATTTTCGTACTGCTGTTGAGTACTTTTTGAAATGTTTTCTGAAATTGACGAATTTTCTGCCTTTAACGAAACCAATTCGTTTTCCAATTTCAGTAAATCTTTTAGTAGTTTACTAGCGCTGGTTTCTTTTTCTTCCTCAGGATTTTCTTCGCCCTTGTTTTTAGCTGGTTTCTTCGGCATTAAAAACGTTTCTTATAAATATTGCTTATCTATTTTTTAGTTGACTTTGGCGATGATTTAATCTTACTCACGAAAGACGGCATATTCACTTTTTGTAAATCTTTAGGTGCATTAGATATTATCTTTTGCGGATTGGTGGATGCGGTTATGATATCTCTACCAGAAGCTCTCTCGTACTCTTCTCGCTCTTTGTCATAGAAAGTTTTAATCTCGTTAAATGTATACCTTCTAAGCCAAATCGGCATATTGTAGACAGTTTCCCAATCGTATCCACCTTTACCGTGAAACACAATTTCGTGAATCTCTTTAAATACTAAAGATCTGTGATTAGAGTGCTGGATAAAAAAATGAAAACCCGATAGGAATTTCTACACCCTCCTCGATGTATCCGTCAGATCCAACAAACGTAAATGTCATATCAGGTCCTGGTGATACTTTTTTCATGTAATCTCTTAAAGCCCTAGAATCAGTCGATAACATATACTCGTCAACAAACATTCTAATAGTCTTCTGACTAGTATCTCCATTTACAGATAAAATGCTAGCTTTTAATTTAGATGTGATATTTGAAGATATATTTAGTTTCTTGTTTGCTTTAATATCCTCTTCAATTCTTTTCTCATCTGCGTGGGTTATAAGTTTAAATGTTATCTCGTCTCCTGATGAAGGTAGTGTGAAACTAAATTCGTTTTTATTATCGAAAAGAGAATAGTCTACCGCTCTCTCTTTGATTTCTGTTAAATCGATATTATAATCTTCTTCTTCTCCTGTGCTTGGATTTTCATACTTAATCTGATAGTCTTTACCATAACCCAAGATTCTGGCGGCTACTAGAATGGCATCTTTATCTCCAATGATTAGATCATTAAAGTTTATTTTTGACACAATCAGAGACTGAAGGAGCTTATCAAACACAATGCCCTGTTTCATGTAATTAGCGTTAGTTAAGATGTCTTCGTGTTTAGCTGTCATATAACGCATTTCAATTTTCCCCTCAGATAGAGGATTTTCTTTTGGATAAACCAATCCTTTGGAAGGTAGTTCAATTGTTTCCGTAGGAATCTTTAATTCTGCCATAGATTTTTTATTTTATTATAAATATATAAACATGAAATTTTCTAATAAAATTAATTTTTTTGGTACACTAATTATTTTACGCAAAAAAACCTCCACCGCAGTGCGGGGAGGCTTTAATATACAAGCGTTATGTACAGATTAGTAGTTAAGGATGCAATAGTCCATACCAAGAGTCATTGTGATCTCAACTGGATCGCCTGAACCCCAATCGTATGTTCCAAATCCGGCTTCTGTAATGAATGCACCTTTGATGATCCACTCAGTAACGATATCACCGACAGGTCCTAAGAGAGACATACTAACGTCTTTCTTGTAGAAGTCTGAATAACCGTCACGACCAGTAACAGATTCGTGATGTAATCTCACCCACTCCATAACAGTCTGCTGACCAGAAGGAGAAATTGGGTTGTGAAGAGTTACTGATATATTTTTCCATTCAGCTTTACCCTTAAGCTTCCTGTATACGTTAATGTGATCAAGTTTGATCTCATTCATTGTGATGCCTGGAGCATCTGCTTTCTTGATTAAATAAGATGGGATACCGTCTACGAACATTACAAATCGGTTGGCGACTGTGGGTTCAAACGCCGTAAACATTATCTCATTGGGATCCAATACTGCCATGTTATGTCTATTTTATTTTTTTATAAATATTGTGTTTTTATGTTTTTATTCCTCATCAGAAGACTTGTCAGTACCTTCTTTTTCTTCGGTTTGAGGTTTTTGTTTGCCGGCTTCGTAACCCTGATCTTTTTCGCTTTCTTTTTTGATCAGTTTTTTCTCTTTTACTAATTCTTTCATTAGGTTTTCAAGAGTTGCGACCCTTTCTTCTATCGTTTTTTCTTTGCCTTCTTCTTTTGGAGAAGTCGGTTTAGATTTTACGCCTTCGGCTTTTGGAGCTGAAGAGGGAGTCTTTTTTTCTTTTACGGTTTCTGTGTAGGCACCTCCTGAAAAATTAGACTGTCCCTCTTTTAACGCCAATTGCTTTTTTACGCTTTCGTATAGATGAGACGGTACTTTTATTCTTAATCTAGTTTTATCGTTCATCGTTCTTGATTTGTTTTATTAAGCTCCAAATGATGCTCCAGTTGGTAAGATGTTGAAATCTAAGTAAATGAATTCTGCTACTCTTGTTGGTTGTAGATAGATTGCACCTACTAATTGATTCCTATCAACCACGTCAGCTGTATTGTTGCTGTCGTCCATTACAACTTGGAAAGAATAAAGACCTTGTCTTTGTTGTATGTATTCCAAGTATGGATTAACCTGATTCAAGAACTTATTACGAGTTATTTGAGTATTTGGTTCGAATACCAAGTCTTCAGCAACTCTCTTAATGTATCTCTTTAATGAGATCAATAATCTTCTAACGTTAACTCTATCAAGAGCTGTTGCAGCAGCTTGAAGGGTTTTCTGACCGTATACAACTGTACCTACTCCAGAGAATTGAGCGATAGGATTTACTTTGCCTTGATACAAGAAGTTTCTTTCTGTCAAGCTCAACTTTCTTTCTGGGCGAAGTACTGATGCTAATGTTCCTCTGTTAAGACCAGCTGGTGCAAACCACTCAGCAGATACTTTATCGTTGTATTCGAACATCGCAGGAATAACTGCAGATGGTGGAACGAAGTTCATTTTACCAGTTTCTCTACTTCTAACTTGTAACCAAGGGAAGTAAGTAGCTGAATATGAGTTATCGTAGGTTGCAGCTTGTGTAGTTACTGTAGTCATAGTTTGACCGTATCCAACCATATCAACAACTGCGATACAATCTCCACGATTAGATGCTAAATCCATTAAAGAAGCTACAGTAGCCGAAGCATTTTGGTTATTGATACCAGGAGCATAAATTACATTAAAATCGTATGCTTCTTTATTTGCTAAAAGAGTAAGAGCGTTTGCGTAGTTAGCTGCAACAAGACCTTGGCTGTTATTAGATGGGGACAATGCTGTTACAGGAATACTTTCAAACATATTCATTGCCCATCTATTTGTATATCCACCCCAAATATCTCCGGTAGCTGTACCGAATGATCCTGAAGAGATAATTGGTATTGATGATGTATATGCTGCATTGACTTGTCCAGTAGAAGTGAAGTAATTCGGGGTTGGTCTGTTTACAGATTTTACTCTGATATATCTTGACTTGTTTACGTATGATCCAGTTGTTTGTAGATATGCGTTACCAAATTCATCAACTTGACGTTGCTCAGTTTGATCTCCAATCACGTATGCAATATAGTTGCTTTGATTAGGATCAAGAGACAGGTTAGTCCATGTTTCTAAAACTGTTTTATTTTGTCCATTATCATCACCTCTTCTAACAAGAAGCGTGAATTGACCAGATGCAGAGCTAGCAGCGGCAATTTCCCAACGAACATTCGCCGTAGATCCACTTGCTAGTGTTCCATTATTTTCAGGACCAGTACTATTCATTATAGTACCTACTGAAAGGGTGGCTAGATCGAAAGCAGCGCCTTGTGCTGGATATTGTCCAAACACACTAGATGTTGCAGACGTATAAGAACCTGATGCAACTCTTGTTACCAAGAGAGTTGTACCGCCTTGCTCAAAGTAATTAAGAGCCGCGATTGAAGTTAAGTATTCGTAATTCTGTCCTCCAGAAACGAATGAACCTCCGAATTTTGATTTGTAATCGGAATAAGATCTTACTACAGTAGGGATATCAACCGGTCCAAAAACAGTAGGTCCTATCAAAGCAGCACCGGCTGCTAAAGGAGCTTCTGAAATTTGGCTCATGTCATTCTCTCTAAGTAGTATACCCGGGGAAATTAATGTTTCAGCCATGTTATAGTTTT